GTCTTGTCTGATGACTTATTTGTCATCATTTTATTAAATGAATTTTCAAGCATAAATAAATTATATCATCAAATAAGGTTAAAACTAGCAAGATACTGCTTTATATCTTCATTCATTTTTGGTTTTTCTTTTTCTTCTTTTTCAATTTTATTATTGTCAGACTTAAAAGAAGACCATGTATGAATTTCTACCTCGCCAAATGTTTCTTTTTTTGATCTAGATATTGCATTATATACAGAGCCACACATCGCGTCTGCTAAGTCCTTTGATTTCTTTCTAGGGTGGTCAACTCTATTATTTGGCATTATTCTTAATTCTAATAATTCATCAAGTAAGATATCAATATGTGGTGCAACAACTCTTTCTTCATAGAAGAGCATTGCTAGATCCTCATAATGTTTTTTTGCCACAGAAAGAGTTTCAGTGTTAATTCCAACATTTTTAAGGTCACGCTGAATATCAAAACTTTGCCAACGGTCAAAAGTAACGATCCCAAGATTAAATCCCATTCTTCTTAAATTTATTATCCAGTTTTTTACTTCAGATAAATCCACTGGACCTTCTCTTTTAGGTTCCCACCAAGCTATTGCATCAACTATGACAAATGGAACTATTTGAGTATAGTCATTAAAGGACTGTACTTCTACCCATTTATCAATATGACTTATTGCTACCGCACATTTGTCATGTTTTTGAGCAAGGTCAGCATGAACATAATATATTATATCTTCTTTTGGCACAAAGTTTATATCAAATCTTTTGTTACTATCAATAGGATTATGAATGCATAATGATTTTTCTATCTTTTCCCTTGACTTAAAGAACGCATCTGTGCTATTGCTTGGCATACAAGCAAATCGCATCAAAGCATCTGAAGGTTCTTTATAAAAAGCAATCTTGAAATCCTCAATGTTTCTTGTTGGATTTACCTCCCAGGTGGGTCTTTTTAAGGCAAATACCTTTGGATATTTATATGAAAGTATATGATCTTCTTCCCATTCTATGGTGAATGAGTTGCCAACGGAATTCTCTGGAAGTTCATCATTAATAATAAATGTATGACTTCTTATTACCGTTTCTTTATCAGCTATTGCATCTTCATACTGCTTACTTATAAAGTCACCCTTGTAGCGAGGAAATGAAAGCATGACTACTTTTCCAAAGTCTGGAAACCTTGAATCAACTGATCCACGAAATGCCTTATAAATATTATCTGCTGTCTTGGCCTGATCATTTGATGCTGCTGCTGACTGCATTGCAAAGCCAGAGATCTCGTCAAGAATTGCCATGAACAGATTAAGACCCTCATGACTTTCTCTTTCTGAATGTCCAGAGTATACAGTTATTGATTTATCAAACTTTACACTGCCTACCTTCGGATCAAATTTTCCATTAAACCATGGCGATCTAGCTATTTTCTTAATAAAATTATCAAAGAATACGTTTTTTGCTTGCTCAGCATTGATAGCTATATTGATAAGATCAATGGCATCACTTGGAGGTTTGCCATAGTACATAGCTGGATCTTTTAAACATAAAAGTTTATAGACTACATAGGCAACACCAATCGTTGAAGTATGATCCTTACCACTTCCCTTGCCTAGTTGCTGAATAATCTCAACCTTAGTATATTTTTTATAGTGTTCAGATCCTTTTTCATACCCCATTATTTTTATCAAGTCATCTTTTTTATAAATTTGACTCATACATTCAACAAGAAGATATTGATATTCAGATAGTGGTGGAAGGCCAAGGTATTGTGGATTTGTTACAAATGTAACAACATCAACTGGATTTTCATCAAATGCATTATCATCAAGGGCTTCCATGAAGTCCGTTAGATCAACCGTCAATTACAACAGCCTCCGACCTATTTAATTCTGATAGCCTCAGTAGAATCTCATTCTTAATTTCTGGATGCTTAGATGCGATATCCTTAAGAATGTTTATAAGTATTTCTTGTTTTCTTTCCATTGTTGCTAGTTCATCTGCTATCTCTTTATTGTCAAGCAGGCCAGCCCTGTGAAGCATGTCAAGTCTTTTTGCTTCTATGTCAGTTATAAGTTTTATCGCGCTTGTCTTTGCGCTAAGATTAGATGTTTGATCGGCAGAATCAATAACCTCATAAGCTTTACTAATTAATGAAGAATAATGTTTGTCTGCACCAGCAAGAGCTTCCCTAGCTCTAGCATGAATCGCCTCATTGCTTGCAGCCATTTCACGCCAGTCACTGAGCAATGTCAAAACGCGAGTACGGGGAATATCCAATGATTTAGATATTTGAGCAACATCACTTCCTTTGAGATATTCTGAAGCAACTCTATTTACTTCATCCAGATGGTTCACTAGTTCTAGTTCTTTTGACACGCTTGCCTCTTTTCTTGGGAATAATCTTTACCCTTTCGGGGTAGAAAGATCTAAAACCACATCCAAGACCTCTTTCAAGTTCAATGCAATCAATCCATGATACATTTGTTTTTGGATTTGTAACATAGTTTAAGAATTTAAATTCCCTTCCCCACATACCCTTGATTTTTATCACGTCACCTTTGGTAACCTTTTTTCCAGTTTCCGTAATAAAAGAATCCTCACGAACAAATGGGTCTACGCCTTTATACTTTCTTGGCCTCGCCACAGTTTCTCCTATGCCTAGTATGGTTTTCTAAATTGTACCACGGGGTCAGTCGGAATGTCAATAGATTGAATTCTATCAATTTCACGATCAATATACCAGCGAGCTTTCTTTAAATCTTCTAGTTTATTTCCTTTGTAGTCTGCTCTCATAATATACTTTACCGCATTGCCAAGGCAGAATCCCATATGTTCAGTTATAGTAATTGTCTCCACACCGCTTGGATGAGATGTGTAGTGTGGTGGATGGTTCACCATGTCATTCATCTTCTTCCCTTTCTACCCATTTTTAATCCAAATTTATTTAAATAAACATATATTGTTTGCACTGTACAGCCACACTCTGATGCTATTTCCTCTGGCGTTTTTTTATCTTGTACATATCTTTTGTGCAGAAAAGCCTTGCTCTTGTATAGATCATTACGCTTCATGCGAATACCATATTCCACTTGTCAGAGACATAGCACCCAACACCTATTGCATCTGCAACATCATTGTCTGATATGTCTATGTTGTATGTCTTATTAACAAAATCTATTGTTTTATTTTTTCGTGTTTCTCTTTCCTTGCTTTTATACCAGGAGTTAGACTTGCCTGGATTCTTTTTTATTATCTCTTGCTTTTCAGAGGCTGTCAATAGTCTATTGCCAACATGGTTTTGCCATTGCATAGGAGTAATTGTTTTTATTATTTTTATTCCAGCAACTTGAGCAGATCCTATAATTGCCCCTTGAACGAGTGATAATTGCATCGCTGTCTTTGGAGAATTAGAGTATATTGCACTCTCAATAACCATAGCTTCTACCTCAATATTCTTAAAAAACTTCATTGTTTTTTTGCAGGCATCTCCAGCTTTATATAAAGCATCAGCTCCATGAAATCTAATCTTTCCATACTTCACAAGTTTTCCTTCTACAAAGTATGCAAATGCTAGAGAGTTTGTTGATGCATCCACTGAGACAATGGTTTTTGGCTTAATATTATTCTCTATTGCCTGCTTAATCCTGCTCGTAGTCAAAGTAATTTTTCAACTCCTTTATGAAATTATTCATCTTTTTTTTATGTACCAGGCAATTATCACACATTCCATTATCATTATATACGCTCAATACTGTGTTACATCCACCAGCACATCTTTTTTCTCTACCAATTCTTTTCTTTCTTTTTTCAATATGATATCGCTCAATGATCTTTTCTTTACTTGCCTCGCCTCTGCATTTAGTGCTGCAATAAATTTGTTTTGATGAATTAGGTGAAAACTCTTCGCCGCACCACATGCATAAAAGCATTAGAACGCCCCCTTTTCATCCTTTCTTCGTGGTATTTTTATGTCTCCCACGGGGGACGAACTGCATGTATTTTTTAGTGGGCATCCATCACATAACTTTATCTGCTTACCACCACGGAATGGTATCTCTGGAAGCTTCTTATCATTCCACGCAGAATATACCTCTCTCATCCATCCAAAAAGGTAGTCAACAAAATCAACATGAGCCTGATTTATATTTATTGGAAGTATAAGTAAGTCATGAGTATTTTTGTTTTCATAGATCATAAGCCCCTTCTTCTTTCTATATATCTTCATATAAATAAGAAGTTGAAGAACCTGATAACTTGAAGGCTTTCTTGTTTTCAAATAGTACTTGAATCCTTCGTCATCTTTTGTCTTTATCTCACCAACGTACTCTTCATCTTTCCATTTTATAAAACAATCAACTTTGCATTTTATTGGAGGATCTTCATATCTCGTATCCACCTCTGATGCTAGAAGAACATTGGCTCCCTCCATTGCAGACTGAATTCTTTCATGCCTGTCAGTGCCACTATCCATATTAGCAATTTGTTTTCCAGTATTATTGTTTTCAAACATTCCGCCTTCAAATGCAAGATACCAATATCTTGGGCAAACGCCATGACCATAAACTAATGTTGATGGAGCAAATGAGGTTTTCTTTTGAAACTTTGATACGTTTGAAGCCTCATAACCCTTAATAATATCATTGGCTAATTCATCAAATTCATTAAATGGAGTTTCCAAAAATTCTTCAGTCCAGTTATCAAATGATTGATTGAAGCTATCTACGTCATCCATGACATTTTTATTGCCGCCAACTATCTTTTTTACTAGACCCTTAGCCATAATTTCTCACCACATATTTCAAGCTATCAACTAGCTTATCAGTGCGTTCTGTTAGGCTGTAATAAAAATTCTTCTTTCCACGCTCATCCTTTTTTACATTGGTATACCATGTAGCAAGCATACCGAATTTAAAAGAATATGCCTGCAATTGAACAATTAGTTGCGCTGCCGCACTTGGCGGTATGTCTGGTTTTGATATTAATTTTGCTACTGATGCAAGGACATTTGTTACCTCGTCATCATCCATGTACTCTTCTATCTGACTCATCCAGGATATATCATTAATCAAATCAACTGTCGTATTCATGTAGTTTCCTAATCTCTCTTAGCTCTTCAAACTCGCTCCATTCAATTATAGCAAGTCTTGTCTTATGTGTGTCTC